TACCCATGCCCTGACCTGTGCCGCGTTTGGGTGCTTTTCTGCAAATGCGGGATTAATCGTCCCAACGGCCATAGCCAGGAATAACCACGTTATCTTCATCGAATTTTCCTTTTGCGGCGTTTTTGTGGCAGCTATCACACTGACTGAACGATCTAACTTCTGGGTTACCTTGTACTAAACGCTCTGGTACTTCGCGGTGTTTGCGCTTGTAGTATGGCAGTTCTGTAATGCGCATGGGAGTTACACTGTCGCGAATACTGGCCATCATACGGCTATGGTTACTGGCGCTATGAGCGCTGAGATACGCCAAATGTAGGGGGACGTTAAGAATTAGACACGGTCAGAGTTGATGGAAAACGAACGAAACCCGCATGAATGCTGGATTTGTGGCGATTTGCTTGAATAATCTAAACCCCACTTAGTTTTAGACATTCTAGGTATTTTGCGTTATTAAACTGGTAGAAAAATGGGCTTATCTGGTAGTTGATCCTACTGAAGTTGTTAAGAATCGTCCAGTTGTTCGTTAGTTTGCAAAGCGTTTGCATAGTGTATGCAACACGGTTGCAACTGGTTTACACTGTACGTGTGACTGAAGGCAGGAAAAGGCTTCTGTCATCGGACTCGTTGAGCGCGATGCATGTGGGATACGCCGCCCCACTCAGTCACTAACCTTCTTTATTCTTATTTCATATCTTGAAATGATCTTCCAAGTTGCAAACCATAGCCCAATCTTAAACCCCAATATCAAACCAGCAATCAATAGTAGAATACCAATCACTTGATTTCGCCCAACAAGACTTCATAGTCTTTCTTCGATTTTAGCTGCGCAGCTTGAACCACCCCTAATGATCTTACGCTATTGAACACTTCGCCTTTCTTCTTGAAGTTGATATGTACCACTGCGCGGCCTTGTTTACCGCCTACGCTATCCGGTAGAACGTAGACGATATTGCCAGTCGCTTTGTGTCGCAGTATTGCTTGATAGTTGCGTAACTGGTTTGGTAGATCGTCCAGCAGCTCGCGTGGCAAGTTTGCGGCCTTCGCAGCTTTGTGTATGCCGATCAAATGATTGATCTGATTATCGAATACGACGATTGCCAAGCTATCGGCCACAACTCCGCTTTTCAGGAGCGCATCAAATACTGGTGTATCTATCCATCCAACTGCATGCGCTGCGCCTGTTGCTTTGCCTTCTGCCTCAATGGAATTGAGCCACGATTTCCAGCTTTTTGATGTTGGTAACAGTACATCATCAACTGTTTTGCTGGCGATCACTCGCAATTCTGTTGGTAGTTGTGCCAGCTTTTGCCCCAACGCGATATCTGGTCCTAGCCATGCTTTACCCACGTTGTATTCCCATCCGGTACCAATGCCATCTGGTACATCGCCATAGACTTCACCTGTTGATGGTATAACGCGCTCTGATTTTGTCACTTTTGGAGCTTCTGAGACTTCCAGCCCCATGCGCTTTAGTTGTCTGTCGTTCGCTGATATTACATAACACCGGCAACCGTAGTCGTTGGGCGGGTAATGCGAATTCCACCACGGATCATCAACAGGCAGCGCTGTTTGGTGCCATATGCGGTGGTCTGCTCTTACGCGCTCATCACCGACGGTCATGTAGATCAAATAGGGGAAGGTTTTCTTGCGTGCCTGGATCTTTTCCCAGCGTCCAGCCATTGCCGCTGTGCGCATGTTGTTCGTGTATATCACTTTGGAGCGCCAGCCTTCCTTACCCTTGTAAGTCCAGCCATTCTTATTAACGATATCCCGAAATTTCTCACGGAATTGGCCCAGTGTTTCCCCGTTCTCAATGGCTTCTACCATTGATTGTTGGAATTCTTTAACAAGATCCAGCTTGTTTGCACCCGCGACAATGAAGCCCTTAGCGTTGGCCGCGCCCATCCACTGATCGTAGCGCTCCGTTGGTACCGGAATCTTATCGCGTAGATTTGCGATCGCTTCTTTAAATTGAACGCCGCGATATTCAAACTCAGGCATCTGCCATACCTTCGGCCATTGCCAACTGAATGATCTGGCTATTTAGTCCAGCCAGCTCGCTGGTGTCTAATTTTGAGAACAGTAAAGGCAAATCATCTAAGAAGTTTTGCAGCGTTTTCCCCTGGTGTTCGTACTCTTGAAGCATCTGAAAAATTGGCTCTATCAGATCCTGTTCTATCTGTGCATCCGCCTGTGCCACCGCCGCTGAAACCATCGTTGCAGGTATCGCTTTATCCTGGGCAAACTCCAACCGATTTCTTGCTGCATTGAAGTTCTGCTGCTGCGAGTTCTGCTGTGTGTCTGAAGCCACTAATCGATCGTCTTCATCTTCGGCTTGCGGTATGTTCATTTCTTTATGAAATGCGGCCTTAGATGGGTTGCCAATTCGCGCTGCAATTTCCCAAATATCAGCCCGTTCTTTGCTAACCGATTTGTTTTTATACAGCTGAAGTTTTGGCGGTAAAACATCGGGCCCACAGTTAAACAGGGTGATATTAGCGAACAAATCATTGATCGTTGATTCAATCACCGCTCGATCTGACTCACTCACATCAGCCTGACGTTCTGAGTGTGTTTTGCTCGCAGCGTTACTGCCAACATTCACCATTTCAGTTGCCAGCGTTTGGCTAGTCAGTGCTTTCGACATTTCGCGGTTGCACAGATTCACCAGCGATTCTTGCACCAACTCACCACTATGGCTCACCGTGATCAAATCAACCTTATCGCCATCGGGAATTACAGCAGCACCGGACGCGATCATATCCAGCAAAGAATCCAACAACTTTTGCTGATCTGGCTCTGATGTGCCTTCTGGATATTTACCCACTGGCCACGGCAAACCATGCCGCTCGCAGAACTGGTATAAAAATTTAAAGCCACCATGCTTAAAGGTGTAAGGCCAAAAGCAGCTGCTCAACAATGCTTGACCATACGGGTTAACCGACGACGGCATATGGCGAGTGACCAGCCACTTGTACGCCTCGTGAACCGTCTCTTCACCATTCACTGATGCGGCTTTAGTCAGCAGCCGCAGATTATTCTCTGTATCGTATCTAAAACGACGATTAGGGCGATCTAAAATAGCCGCGGGTAACATATAACCATCGATATACTGCCAGTCCGCCTCATGCACTTTAAATCCGCGCAAAACCGACGTATACATGTTCCAGATCACATCTTCCCAAAGCATCCCTGGCGCGGGTTTTCGGTTCATTAAATCCGTGCATAACTCCAATGCCAGCAACTGAAGCGGGCTTTCATCCGCACCGTCCGCCGCAACTACTTTGCGCTTATAGCTCAACAAACCAGAGCGAACACTTCGCAGCTCACCAATGACATGGGCATCGCTCATAATCGCGTCATAGGCTTCTTCCGCACGACCCATTTGACGCAAAATAGGGTCAGGGTTTGGCAGCATATTTAACATGTCATAAAACGCAGGATCGGTTGAACGTCCTGCCACCGTCCCCGTAGCCACCGACTTAGCCATTTTCTTGAAATTTTGCTTATCCATCGTAACCCCTTAAACGATTCGTACCCGATCGTTTGCGTGTATGCACCTGCGGTAACCCCGTCGTACCAGAAACCGCCAAACGCCATAACATTTCCAATGCATCAGGGCCGTCATCGTGATCAGCCTCTGGCCAAAAACCGAGCTGCTCGCGTAACACCGATTGCTTGTGATGCAATCGAATTAGTCCATTAGCTACATGCGGCTGAATACTCTCAATGCGTAAGCTTTTATCTGTGCTGTTATGGATTGGGCGGGCCGGTACCGGAATGCCTTGCTGAGCGCTGCGCTTCACCAATTCGGTGCGCAAAAACTCCTGAAACTGCACCGCTTCAATGCCCCAAACGAGGCAGTTGTATTCTTTGTGATAGCGAATAATATCGCTGATGATTTTATCGGGAACGCGACGGCAAATATCGGCTTCTACCACATCCAAATAGCCAGAGTTACGATCAAAAGCCCCCACCAAAATTGCCGACGGGTCTCGTGCCTTATTGTTCTTACCTAGGGACGGATCGCACACACCGTAATAAATCCAATGGCGGTTTGGTTGTACCCAGAAAGTAATATCTTTGAATGGCGCATGCTCATTATTTGTCGGATCGTTTTGCATCTCGCAATCGAACTCATAATGACCATCGGCACGGCTCTTCATCAACATCAATATAGGGCGAACACCCGGCCACGAAACCACACAACCGGCATTCATTAATGCACGATTTCGCTTATAAAACTTATCGGCTTCTTCTTCGTCTTTGTTGAAAAGAATGGCCTCCCATTTTTCCCACAAATCCATACGGTCAGGCCAGTTCACAATCGCGCTAAATTTACGGC